GCTTATTTAAGTACACCACAGGATCAACCTTCTGCATTAGTTGCAGAAGCAGAACTTCACAACGTTGAAGTTGGAATATTCCGCTACTAGAGAAAGAAAACAATGTTACAACACAAACACATACTAATTAATGCTAAAGTAAAAAATCCATTAAAGACTCCAGAAGATGGCATTGGGTTTTTAACAAGACTAGTTTATGCAATACAGATGAAGATTATCAAAGGACCTTTTGCTTCTTATGTTGAGGCTGAAGGAAATCGTGGTTTAACAGCAATAGTAATGATTGAAACATCTCATATTGCATTTCATATTTGGGATGAAAAAGATCCTGCAATGCTGCAATTTGATTTATACACATGTGGAGAATTAGATAAAGATATTATTCTTGAACACATAAATAGAGAAATGCAAATAGAATCAATGGATTGGATTTTATTTGACAGAGAAAATGGTTTCAAAGCAATTGACTTGGGTGCAAAATGATAATTGATAAGTTAGAAGTTATGGAATCAATTGTTGCAAATAATAAAAAACTATCTTGGGATGGTTGGGATGTAATAGAAATGACGCAATCAGATAAAGGACGTCTATCTACTGCTGGTGCCTTTGTAAATGGAGCATGGTATATTAAAAAAATATTTTCGCCATCACGAGATGGTTGGAATATGCCAACTAAATATGTAGGTTAATATGAAAAAACATGAATGGAAAGAAAAAGGATCATGTTATAAATATGATACTAACATTTTTTTTGAAAAATATGAAAATGATTCAATGCTTAGGCCAGCAATAGATAAACTATGCTTAGAGTGTCCTGTTATGAAAGAGTGTTTCTCTGTTGGAATTACTCAAAAAGAATGGGGAGTTTGGGGCGGTATTTATCTTGAGCAAGGAGAAATATCTAGAGAGTTTAATAACCACAAAACAAAACCAATCTGGGCAAACATTTGGCAAACACTTACTATGGGATCAGGTAAGATATGATTTTAAACAAAGGAGAGTTTTTTGAATTTATAAATAAAGAAAATCTTTTTATTTATAATAACTCAACTTATAAACCCTACAATTTAGGAAATAAAGTTGAAATTGATAAACAAATTTCTGAAAATTGTGATGTGCACTATTTTAAAGAAGACACTGTTGCATATTTTAAAATGATTAGTTCTTTTTATCATTTTTATATTGATGAGGTTGCACTTATATTTAATTTATTTAAAAAAGATCCAACATGTTTATTTTTAATAGAGGTAGATCAAGATCAGTATGAGTTAGGTCATTTAGGACAGCCTTACCTTAGAGATTTTTTTAATATTTTAAAAGATTTTAAAATAAAATATAAAATTATTTATAATAAAAATAATAAAAAGATTGCAATATTTAGCAAGGCTACCTATGTTAAAACAGTTGACAATGGTAGATATAAAATATTAATTGATGATTTAGTAGAAACACTTTCTGCATATAGTAATAAAGATGGTTTACCTCCAAACAAAAGGGTTTATTTAAGTAGATCTATGGTGTTAGAAAGAAATGAATTTTTAGAGATGAACACTCCTAAAAATGGATCTTTGCCATTAAAGTTTAAAACAGACAAACGAATTAATGATGAAAGTTTGATAGAGACTTTTTTTAAAGAACATGGTTTTGAAATAGTTTATCCTGAAAAGTTTGAATCTTTATTTGATCAAATAAATTTTATGAGTAAGGTTAAATTATTAATATCGGCAAGTGGTTCTGGATTAACTAACTATGTACTTATGCAAAAAAATCAAAAAGTTATTGAACTAATGACGACTATAGCAACTAACGGAAACGATCAGGTCATGTCTTTTTTTCTTGAATTATCTGTTGTTATGAATCATCAATATATAAGCATTCCTCACTCTAGAGATCCAGAAGAAATTATTAAATCTTTTAAAAATAATAAATATCTTATGGAGTTAATAAGTGAGTAAGATAAATATAATTATACCCATGTTGGGCTTAGGTCAAAGATTTAAAGATCAAACCAATGTTCCAAAACCATTGATACAGGTTGACGGAAAAACACTTATAGAACATGCAATTGAATCTTTAAATATTAAAGGAAAGTATATTTTTATAACAAGAAATTATGACAATCAAGAATATAATAAAAAACTTACAGATATATTTAACAAACTTTGTACAGATTATGTAGAGATAAGATCAGACAAACGCACAAGCGGGCCTACCGAAACATGTTTGCTTGCTCTTGAACATATAGACCAACACAATGCTTTAATCATTACAAATTGTGATCAACTTATGAAATGGAATTCACAATTGTTTTTAGATGAAATAGCAGATAAAGATCCAGATGCCGCATTGGTTTTGCATAAATCAACTAATGAAAAACATAGTTTTGCAAAAATTAAAAATAATCGTATAATTCAAGTAAAGGAAAAAAAAGCAATTAGTGATGATTGTTTAATGGGAATACATTATTGGAAGCATGGCAAGTTATTTATTGATTCTGGTAACATGTTGGTTAAAAATTTTAAACAAAGTAACATTTTAGAAACATATATATCAGAAACTTATAACTACTTAATTGAAAATCAACATGATATTATTCCATTTTATATTAAAAATGAAGAGTTTATTTGCTTAGGAACACCAGAAGATATTGATATATATAATAAAAGAGAGTTGAGATAATAAAAATATGAAAACATATAAAATAGATGATATGATCCGTGGTTGGTTTATTGGAAATTTTGAACCAAACGCTTTTAAAACATCTGATGTTGAAGTTGGTTTTAGGATACATAAAAAAGATGAACAGTATGAACTACACTATCAAACAAAAGTTGTTGAAGTTAATTTATTGGTACATGGCAAAATGATCATGCATGGAAAAGAATTAAACTCTGGAGACATTTTTATTATTTATCCATATGAAATTTCTGATCAACAATTTTTAGAAGATTGTGAGATTGTTTGTATAAAACTTCCTGGGATTGTAAATGATAAGATTGTTGTAGAAAAACAATGATAAAAATATCACACCGTGGTAATCTATATGGACCTGATTTAGATAAAGAAAATACTGTAGATAGTATTTTTAATGCAATAAATAAAAATTATGAGGTAGAAATAGATGTTTGGGTCATAGATGGTTTTCTATATTTTGGACATGATATGCCTGAACATGAGGTAGATTTAAAAATTATTGATGATATAGGGCTTAATGGTTGGTTTCATTGTAAAAATTTAGAATCTTTGACTTTCTTTAAGGAAAATTTACCAAGTTGTAAATTTTTTTGGCATCAAGCAGATGACTTTACATTAACAAGCAATAATTACATTTGGACATACCCTGAAAAAAATATATTAAAACAATCTATTATTGTTCATTTAGAAAGGCCAACGCAAGAATACCTTGATAATTTTAATGGATACGGTATCTGTAGCGACTATATTGGATACTTATGATATACTTTTATAAGGAAAAAAATGTATACTGACAGTATGAAAAGGGCTTTTCGTTCTATTACTGCACCTAAAAACTTTGGTGTGCAGATTATAGATAATGATAATTTTTTGTCTGTTAAACTAGACCCTAAGTCTTTAGCCAGGCTAGATCATGATGGAAAGATAGCAGCAGTTGAGTATATAATTAAAGTTAAAAAGGCATTAGAGCAAAATGGTGCTATTGTTTTATTGACGAGAGAGGCTATAAAAGATGTTAAATAGTTGGTTAATACTTTTATTAATATTTACTACAGCGTTGTCTATGGTTGCTATATTAAAAGGCATGTGGTTAAAGTTTCAGTACACTGATGCTTTGAGTAAAATATTTCAAATGCAAATAGATACAACTACAACAAACGCTTTTTTGCTTGATAAATTAAAGCATAGGGATAAAGAAGAATCTGTAAAGACAGATGTTCAGGAAGGTTTTATAAACTTTCTTAATCAATCTAGAGAGTCTGCTTTTGAGTATATAGAAAATGTACAAAACACTCTTAGTAATGTAGTGACAGATTTAAGTCCCATTGTAGAGTTTCATGACAAGTATGGTGCTATTTTTGATACTGATACTAGAAATCAGATGCAGGTTGTATCTAAATCATTTCATGAGTTAAAGAAGTTAATTCCAGAGGAGGTGGATCTTGATAAGGCTTAAAGACCAAACAGAGGTAGTGTGGAATGCTTTTAAAGTGTGTGAAGAATATTCATGTAAAGAAGAAGCAACACGAATATTTAATGATTATCCACGAGAATTAAACTTGTGTGATTTACACATGGATCAATTAAAAAAAAGGATGTTTATATCATGACTAATAGTCAAGAGGTAAACTTTGTTCCATCTAGTCAGGATGCAGAATTTATGACTCCTAGACCACAGTCTGCAAAAAACTATCTACCAAAATGGTTTAAAGACATGCCAACTCTTCAACCAACATTAAGAGGTAATAGGGACGACGGTACAGCAAAGAAGTGTCCACCATTTTTAGATGCATTAACTTCAGGATATACACAAGAACTAATATGTGATGTTGAAATAACGAATCTTGGTATTGATCCAAACACAGGTAATGATATTGTAACCTATAAGTGGGCTGGTCCAATTAAACCATTGTCTACAAGAGCACAGGATACTGATTCTAGAAGAGTGTTTCCTAATTTTGATGGTTACTATACTAACGAATTTCATTGGATAACTCAGTGGGAACCTCAGACTCCAGCGGGGTATAGCACATTATACTTTCATCCAGCAAACAGATTAGATCTACCATTTTTAACAATGAATGGTATTATAGATACAGATAAATGGTCAGTTAATGGGCCAATACCTTTTATGGTAAAGAAAGGGTTTGAAGGTTTGATACCTGCTGGAACTCCAATATATCAAATGATATTTATTAAAAGAGAAGATTGGACTTCTCAAGGACTAGAGTATAATGATAAACAATTTAAAAAAATGTCTTACGGTATTAAAAAGGTAATGGAAAATGGATACAAGAAAAACTTTTGGTCCAAAAAAAATTACTCATAGGTTTGGGCATATTAAATGCTCAAAGAAAAAGGAGAAATAAAAATGAATAAAGAACAATTAAAAGCCGCTCTTGCATCATACGGACGCTCTGTCCTAGGTGCTGGACTAGCATTGTACATGACAGGCGTAACGGATCCAAAAGATCTAGCATATGCTCTATTGGCAGCAATTGCCCCAGTAGCATTACGTGCAATTAATCCAAGCGACACAGCATTTGGAAGACTTCCAGATGTAGCAGAAGTTGAAAAAGCAGCAAAGTCTGCAAAAAAACCTGCTAAAAAATAAACAGGTGTAGTTAGAGACAGGTGGTTTTAATTAACTGCCTGTCTCATCATTAAACAGCACACCAAGAGCAGTACCAGCATATGGTAAATCTTCATCAAGAGTATTGTCTTCAACATTAAATCTAAACCAAGATAACATTGTGTGTCTATCTCCACTCTTAACTCCAGTTACTCCGTGTCTAAATCTACCTGGAAACATTATCAAATCTCCTGCATTTGGTTTAATAGTTTTATTAAATTGTGGAAAAAAAATTTCTCCACCAACATAATTATCATTTAAATAACATATTGCTGCTAGATTATATTTGTAATATCCGTCATGCATTGCTGGCAATCCATCTGGTCTTTCACAGTCAGCATGTACTGGCAATGGGTTATCATAACCAAGATCCCACTTTATTAAATGAGTTGGAATAAGAGCCTTTTGTTCAAACTCAACATCATACACATCAGTATAGTTTTTGCATATTTGATCATATATTCTTTTTTCACTATCTAAAAGGATATTGACAACTACCTTGTTATTTATATTGTTTCTATCAATTCCACCCTCTGCTTTAGACTCACACAACCATGTATTGACTAACTTAAGGTCTTTTTTGCTAATAAAATTTGGAATTATAATCACTCTATCTTCAGAATACCCTATTTTATCAAATTGTTCTATATATTTTTGATAGATCATATAGCAATTATATCATCAAGAGGTGGTACAATATAACTATGGAAGAACTTATCAATCTGCTCAAGGTACTACTTGCAGACAATATTACCCTTAAACTTAAAGCCCATGGATACCACTGGAATGTTGAGGGAGACGATTTCCCACAATTCCACTCATTCTTTTCAGATATATATAATGACTATGAAGGTGCTACAGATGAATACGCAGAATGGTTACGTAAACTAGATGCGTATGCACCATTTAAACTTTCAAGATTTATTGAATTAAACGAAGTTGGAGAACCAGACGTAACATCAGATCCAGTAATGATGTCAGCAGACTTGCTTATGGCAAATGATATGGTATTAGCCAAACTTGTAGATGCATTTGACATAGCAACAGCATTAAGACAACAAGCGTTAGCAAACTTTTTTGCAGATAGAATGGACATGCATCAAAAATGGCATTGGCAACTTGGTGCAGTAACAAAAGCACAAATGGAAATGGAATAGGATTATGATTTCTTTTCAAGAAGGCGATTTTGTTATTGTTAATTGTGAAGATGAGGTTCATGTTGGCAGAGTAGAATATGTAATGACAACTGGTGCGTCTGGATTACCTGGATCTGAATATTATCTTGAAACATCTCCAGAAAAACCAGCATTAATTGTAAGAACTTTAGAATTTGAGTCAGATGGGCAATATTGGGAAGAAACAATGTATTTGATTTCAGTTGCTGCTGAAGAAGCAACAAAAATTCAATCACTTCCATTAGATGCAGAAGCGTTAATAGTTGATGGACAATTAGTTCCAGAACCAGATACGATGCCATCAGTTAATAAACAAGCACCATGTTGGGATGGATACGTACAGCGTGGCATGAAGCCAGGAGCAAATGGTCAACCAGTTCCTAACTGTGTACCTGCAAAAAAATCAGCATTTGAAGGTTTTGGAAAAGATTATACAAAGTCAACTAGAATAGGTTTATTATGAACACATTTTATTTTTGGCATTCATTGGTTATTGGTTTATTAATGATATCCTCATTTTTTTGGGGTAAATCTTATCAAAGAAAAAAAGTTAATGAGTAATAATAGATTAAGAAAAAATAGAAAAAAAAAGCATGCTCATAATCCAATTCAAGTAAAAGATGGATGGATTGTTCGTGTTAGAAAAGATGGAACTGTTAAAGAAAAACTTGCTAGATATTTGGTTAATCACAAGAAATAGCAGTAATTATATAGTTTCTTGTTGATGAGTATAGTATAGTGGCATGTGTTCAAAAGATTTTGAATTAAGAATATAGTCTGTTAGTTGATCTTTGTTTCCTTTTAATATCCAAGGTCCTCCAAATGTGAGATCGTAGATTAGGTTCATGTTGTTTTTTTCTGCATAGTTGATTACGTAAGACAATGCCTTTGCAGAATAATCATTGGTTTGAGCATTCATTATTAAAAACTTATTACCATTATAATCTTCTGCTGTAACCGTAACGTTAGAATGCTCTGGTTTCATCCATAAAGGAACATCCTCATATTTAAGCCACATACATTGATATGACTTACATGGGTGCTCTGGTCTATCACTATAAATGCTACAGTTTTTGTTTGCTATGTCTAAAAAGTAACAAGGCTTTTTGTTACCAAATCCGTGTCCGTAAATTAATCCACCCACAGTTGTTCCATCACAACATTTTGTACATGTGCCGCATTGTTTGGACATTACCAACCACCACCACATACTTCTTTAAAATGATATTTTGTTGCTTTTTGAATGCTTTTTTTGCCAGGAGCATAAATATCTGTATAACATGAGGGGCACTTATAGTACCATTCTCTGCCAAAATAATCATAAATATAGCCTTTAAGGGTTTTATTTTTATTTATTACAAATTCTTCAAAAGGATACAACACGTCATTTGGAACCATATATCTAGTATACCAGTCAGTAGTCAAAAAGTAAAGAGCAGTTTCTAGACATGCTCAGGTCCCTCTAGTTAATATTAAATAACTATGAGTCTATTTTACCTGAATTTGTTTAGGTCTTTTATCTTCTGGTACGATTCTTTCAATCTTAACAGATAATAATCCGTCAACCAATTCAGCATTAGTTACTTCCATATATTCACCCAGTGCAAAAATGCGGGTAAATTTACGAGAACTGATTCCCTTATGGACAGTTTGAGAACCGTCAGTGCTGTCTTTCTTTTCACCTTTAATGATGAGTGAGCCGTTATCTACAGTTACCTCAATATCATCTTTGGAAAAGCCAGCAAGGGCAATGTCTACCTTATATGTATCTTCATCAATTTTGATTAGATCATATGGTGGATATCCACTGTTATTAGTTTGTACCCTTTTAAAACGCTCCAATTCACGATTGAAGCCAACAAAAAATGGATCTTGAAAAAGATCCAACATAGATGTTACCATTTTATTTCTCCTTTTCAGCGAGTAGTTTTGTCCCTCCTAAGAGCAGACAGTATAATTATATCATATACTATTTAATAAATCCCTATACCCATCTATGGTACCAGCATCAAAGTACATTCCGTCTACCTCAAAAGCATACATATTACTTATCTCATCTACTATTAAGTATTCAAGATCTATACCTATGTGCATATTGAATCTGTTAAGTTTATTTAATACCACGCTATCTAAAGCAAAAGCACCCCACATATGTGGATAGTCACAGTCTTTCGCCTTTTCTTCAATACCAATAATAGAATTTTTAATCAACTCAACCTGACCAACTTTTCCCTTTAGTTCATCGTGCATTGGCCAACATGCTATAGAAATCATATTAGTTTTTATATGCTTAGATAATTTGATGTATGGGTTTTCTCCTTTAAAGTATGTATCAGGCATGCCAACTATATACTTATCTGCCTTGTACTGTTCTGACATTTTAATCAAAGCGTCATTCATAGTAGACGGTTCTATAATAACAATATCTACTTTATTTAAATCAAAAGATTTTATTAATTCGTACCACTTGCTAGTTGTACTTATTACTATCCTGTCAACATAAAAACTCATTTGTTGAACTTGTCTTTCTATCAAAGATGTATTGTCTTCGTCACAAGGAAGAGCAAATTTAGGTAAACCATTCATTCTTGATGCTTTACCAGATGCTGGTAAAAGCCCTATGGTTTTCATTCTAAGCCCATAGATTTTCTTAAGTTATGAATTTCAGTATACGCTTCTTCACTTTGACTAAGTGTTTGTGGATTACAATACTGTAAAATAGTTACAGCACACCAATGCTGAACCTTTACATTATTTTGTAAAGCAATTAAAAAAAAGGCCCAGTCTGCTATTATATAGTCTGGATATCCACCAAGTTTTTTCCATAAAGATTTTCTTACTGGACTATTATGAAAAACTCTATGATCTTCAAAGCCTTTGCTTAGTGAGGCCCAGTTTGCTGTAGGTTGTAATATTCTTTGAAATTTTGTAAAGTTTTCTGGTTTTGTTTCCACAAAAATATTTTCTACTGTTACATCTCTGGAGGCTAAAACAATATCAACATCTGGTTTTACAATTTTTTGAAAATCTAATGCATTAGGATATAAAAAGTCATCAAATCCAATTGGAATAAACCATTCTGAAGTTACTGCTGCTATTGCTGTGTTAGCCATTTTTGCATAATTTCTTTCATAGCATTCAACTAGTTTAATATTATAGTCTTTATGTTGTTCAGCAAATTCTTTAACACCAGTATCATCATCTGGATGATGTGCTATTATTATTTCATCTGGTTTAATCCTTATTCTTTCTATATAGTGCCACCATCTAGGAATAACAACTTTATATTTATTGCCCCAGGCTACGGTAATAAGTGATGTAGAGTTCATATGCTACAATTATAGCATGCAGCAACCTAGAGGCGAAAATGAAAGATTTGAATATATTCAAGCATCAAAATTAATTAATGCTAAACTTTTTGCTGATAGATTTGATGAAAATATTTTATCTATAATTCCTGACAAAGGGTTATATCTAGAACTAGGTGCTGGTGGAGGGGACTACTCAAAGTGGATCCTTGATAGAAAAAATTTTGAACTTTCGTATTTGTTAGATTTTTTTAATGAGCCATGTGCAAGGTATGGAAGATGGAATGCTGAAAATCATGAGCAATACGTAAAAGATTTGTTAAAAGATAAAAATATTAAAACTATTGCTGGTAATATAGATGATACTATTAAAACCATAGACAAAAAGTTTGATTATATTTATATAGATGCATCTCATGATTATCAATCAATATATAATTATTTAACAGAGTGTGATAAACTTATTAATGACGGTGGCATTATAGGAATAAACGATTATACTTTTTATGGTTGGTTTGAACAACATGAGTATGAGTGTGTTGAAGCAGTAAATAATTTTTTAAATAATAGCAACTGGCACGTTGTTGGATACTCCCTTGGATATTGTGGCTATTCAGATATATACATAAAAAAGGATTAATTTATGTATGATATAATTAATACTAACTGAAAGGTATTTAGGTGGATCCTATAAAATTGGCTAATGCCAAGATAAATATTACTCAAAGCCGCGAGGGCAACAATTATAAACACGAACAACCAGCACCAGGCATACATATATATAACAATGTATGGCCAGATGGACTTAACTACATTAAACAATTAGATGATGCTGGCAGATTTGTTAGAGAAGATTACATCTATGATTCAGATGGAAAACAGATTTCAAAAGAAGTTGGCAAAAAAGGTGTAAGTACTTGGATAACATTTGAAGAACCAGAAAAAGATTTAGAGTTATGTAAGGTTTTTGAAGACATAGTAGATTCATATCTTTGGCATTATGATTTAGATCCACAGAGCAGAGAGTACTGGAGAATAAGCAAATATACTGCAGGTGATTACTTTGGTATGCATCCAGATGATTCTTATGGAACACCTAGAACTGTTGCAATGGTTTACTATCCAAACGATGATTACGAGGGTGGAGAATTAGAGTTTATAAATTTTGGAATTAAAATAAAGCCTAAAGCAAATCAACTATTTTTATTTCCAGCATCTTATATTTATGAACACAAGATACATGACATAGGTGCTGGTAATCCAAGATATACAATAGTTGCTTTCTTTTCTAATATAACACAAAGAGAGTTAGATACTAGGTTAGCAAAGATACCATTTCCATATCAGGCAAACTTACAATACCTAAAAGATTTAAATAAAGATTATCATACAAAATGAACAAATTTGTAGATGTTTTAGGTGATGATATAAGTTTAATTAAGACTAAAGAAAACTTTATGGACATTGATGATTACAATAAAATGTTAAAGTTTTTAGATTGGGTTTCAGCAGCACAACCACAAAATTGTCAGCACATTCAAGAAGAAATAGATAAAGTTATTACTTCAGAAATTATTGAAATACAAAATAAATACAATAAAAAAATTATAGAGACTGCTACAGAACTTTATGGTTTAGAATTTGTTGATGATGATACACATATGCTTGCTGCCACTATAGCCACTCCAGGTGCTATAACGCCTGTACATACTGATATTATAGAAGGTTTAAATAGAGAAAAGCCTAAAGATGAAGAGTTGGTTGATTGGAGAAATGCTTGGGACGGATACTTATCTTGTAATATATACATAAATGACAATTATTCTGGTGGTCAAGTATATTTTCCTGAAAGAAATTATGAATTTAAGCCCAAAGCAAACTCTTTAGTAATGTGGGCTGGCAATAAAAACTTTATTCATGGTGTTAAAGATCCAATAGATGGAAATAGATACAACGTTTATAGATCAATAAAATTTAAAGATTTTGATACTTATAAATCTATTCTTTAATAAAATCACTAATTACTAATACTATTTTGCCGTGTTCTCTAATTTTTTTAATTTCTTCTCTGTGTGCTATTTTGTTAGCCCAATCAGTTATAAACATTTCTTCATTAGATGTCATGTCTACGCATACAGTTACTTGTTTATTTTTACCATTATTAAACTTAAACTCAGTATCAATTAATTGTAATATGTCTTCAAGTCTATTTGGCCAAATTGGTATCACTAATGGGGTGTCTTGATCCTTAAAATATGAGATAGTTTTTTCTGGATACTGCATATTTGAAGATATTGTAAAGTCTCCGTTAGTTATTCCACTTGCAACAAATGCGGTAACGTGAGAGTTTGGTCCAGGGTATACAGTATATTTAAGATTTTGTTTTATACATTCTTGAATAAATTGGTTACCAGGATCTGCAATACCAATTTGTCCTTCTCCAGCAAGTAACAGGACTGTTCTTCCTTCTTTTATTAAATCCATACATTCTTTTACTTGATATTCATCTGCAAATAATGTGTTTGTACTTTTTAAAATTCTTATATCATATTCATTTCTTTTTAGTCCATAAAAATCAAGCAGGTCGTATAAATTGTCTGGCATATAATCGCTATATATAACTTTGTTATCACGAATTGCATCAATCATTCTTTGACTCATGTCAAGTACATGGCCAATATGCATTGATCCTACGATTAATCTGCCAGACATTTTACTATTCCTTTTCTACTTATCCAGTATTGCTTGTGGATCTATATCTTTTCCTGCTGACCAACGAATATTGTCTCTCATTTCAAAATGTAAGTGTGGACCAGAAGAGTTTCCTGTGTTTCCACTTAATCCTATTTGTTGTCCTTTAGT